AAAGACGCAGAATGGTGGATTGAATATTTAAAATCATTAGGGATGGACCCTAGAAATCCATGAAAGTTAAATTTTATGAATACATGCTTGCATACTGTATAGGGTTTGCTACTTGTTTTGTTTTATCTGTGGATGAGATACAAAAATTTAAAGGTTGTCCTGTTCCAGAGTATTTCAGAAATGAAACATCTTGAATTATTTGGTACTATACTACTATTTGTTTTTGGATTGACTATGATATATCAAGGTCATTTAATTTTTCACGGCAAGAAGGGATACAAGCATTGTGAAAGAGAGAAAAGAAAATCAGAAGATACTAGAAGAAGAATAGAAATTTTATTAAAAGATAAATGAATTTACTATTAAGACCACTTGAAGATGTAAATGATCCTGTTTGGAGTGTGATTATATCAATCATGATACTCCTAGCAGGAGTTTTGTATATTATTGTCTATATACTAGGCATAGATGAGAGGGAAAATGGGAGCAATGGTTCCACCCAACAGAAAGAGTTGCTACAACTTCAGAGTGATCAAGATCAATAGAGTTGTAGACGGTGATACTATTGATGTAACTATTGACCTTGGATTTGATCTCTATAAAAAAGAGAGAGTAAGAGTTGCTGGTGTGGACACTCCTGAAAAACGTACTAGAGACAAGGAGGAAAAAGCACTTGGACTCGATGCAACCTACTGGCTCAAAGAGAAACTGGAAGGTGCTGTGGCTGGTGACGATGACCTTGTTATTAGGACTGAACTTGTTGGTGGCGTGGGGAAATACGGTCGTCTTCTTGGGTGGTTATATATTGGGACTGGAGACGTGTCCCTCAATGAAAAAATGATTGAAGAAGGTTATGCGTGGTCATACGATGGGGGCACAAAGAAAAAAGACTTTGAAGAATTAAGAGAAATTCGTAGAGCACATGGAACTCTTGTAGACTAATGACTAAGAACATTACAATTAATGCACCAGAGGGAACAAATATTGAGGGTCTGCAGATTGAGCAGACCATTTCTCAACCTGCGGATTTAGAATTGGGTCCTGTAAAGGTTGGAGATTCTTCTGTTCTTACTTGGAGTAATGTTGCTTTTGTAATTATTTTACTTGGTGCTCTTGTTCTTTTTAAAAAATTTATTAAATAAGAAAAATGGTACGCTTGTTTAGAAATCTTTTAACATATGACTATATGTTAATGAGAAGGTTTCAAAGGAAGTTTAAAATTACTGATTATCAGGTTGCTTGGATTGCTTTCGGAAAAGGTATTATTATAGGTATTTTAATCATATGACTAACCCAAATGCTCTTTATGAAGATATGGAAAAACTCAATGCTCTTTTTGAAGAGCTTTGTTGGGACCATGATGATGAATTAGTATTTACTCATGATGGTACAAAGGTAATCATCTATAATAAAACTAAGGAAAATCAAAAGAAAATATAAACTTTGCTATATACAATGACGTAGCGAAAAAGACATGCAGAAAATTGTGAATGTAATTTCAATTTTTTCTGGTCTTGTTTCTCTTACTATTGTAGGAGCAACTGGTTATGTTTATTTGAACAGAGACTCGATAATTGAAAACGCAACAGCAAATATTACAGCAGCAGCAACTAAAGCAATCACTAGTGCTCTACCATCTCTTGTAGATAGTGCAATACCTGAGATGCCTGAAGTCACTGGTGGCGTTACTGGTGTAGGTGGTGGTATTACAGGTCCAGCAATCCCCCTAGGTAGATGAACATTTTTAAATGGACTGCCTTAGGGGTAGGAGGGGTTGTAGCCATTGCTCATATTGGTGTGCTTGGACATATTCTCAAAGCAAATAATAACACCATCAAAGAGATGGCTGAGAGACCACAGTATCCCAGTATCAATTTACCAACTGGTGAGTATTCTTCTTATGATGTTAATGTAGATAAGGATGGATATAGTGTAAGATATAATGCTAATGATCCAAAGGTGATGACTAGAACCAGAACATTAGAACTTGATAAAGAACATGATAATAAAGGATGGTTTGGTAAGAGATCAAAAGGTAAGTTAACAAAAGAAACCTTTGTTACTGAGGAGTACACCATGCATGGTGAAGGTAATACAAAAGGTGGAGAATTTGTTATGGGTGAAGATGGAAAAAAGTTGAGTGCAGCAGAAATAGCATGTCTCAAACAGGAGGGCGCTGGAGAATCAACAGGAAGAATGGTAGGTGCTAGTATGACTGCTGGTGTTGCTCCTGTCCTTACTGCTATACCATATGTTGGTTGGCTTGCTGCTGGTTGGGCAACATTACTTGGTGGCAATGTAGGTAGTCAATGAATTGGGAGGAGAAGTTTCAACTGCTTTTTCTGACTGCTAATGTCAATCCCTGAGATTAGATTAAACAATCTTAATATTAAGGATGTTTATATTCCTGATATGCCTAGGTGGTTGACTACAGATCCAATACAAGCACTCCCTGTTCAACCACCTGTGACCACAGAGGTTGGTACGCCAATTGTAAATATCCCTGGTTGTGTAACAGCACACAAAGATAGTAATAAGAATACAAACCTAAAAGAAGAAGATGATAAAGGTGTAATGACTCTGTGTGATGCAGGGACACCTAGTTATTCACCATTACAATGGGATTCAAATCAACTTGAATTGAAACAACAACCTCCACCACCACCCCCTGTAAAACCACCAGCAAAACCTGAAGCACCTAAGGCACCAGCAACCCCTACAATCCCCAAGACAGAGGCAGAGATGCCTTCCTGTCCCACAAGAGCACAACAACTAAAAGACCCTGTAGGAAAGATTCTAGAGGGCAATAAGAAGATTGTTAGATATGAGATGGTAGGTAAGGAATGTCTACCTGTATTTGAAAGTTTATCAGTAACTGATCAAATAGTGCAGAACATACCATCAGCAGGTATGGTTACAACTACTGCTTCAATTGCTGTTGTCGCAACGAGTTCTGCACTCCTTGCAAAGCCTCTTGCTGATCTCTTGTTAAGAGTGGTGAAACCGACTGTGAAGAAGGTAATGAAGAAGATTGCGACCTTACGGGGTAAGAAGCCCCAGGTGTTATCTTTGAGGGAGAGGAGGGCTGAGCAGAGTGATCGGAATCGGGCGATAAAGATTTTACGTTCGGCACTGAAACCGAAGGGATAGAATGACGATGTTGTTTGATGTGAGTTACATTTTGTACAACTACA